ATGAAGAGACTGGTATACCCAGTATTATGCACGGACAGACAGGCGTTAGTGGTACGGGCAGAACAGCAGCTGGCCTATCAATGTTGTTAGGATCAGCTGGATTATCAATCAAGACTGTAATTAAAAACTTAGATGATCATCTTTTAAAACCACTTGGAGAATCTTTTTTCCAATGGAATATGCAGTTTAATGATAGTAACCCAGATATAGTGGGTGATTTAGAAATTAAACCAAAAGGTGTATCCTCTGTGATGCAAAAAGAAGTGCGTTCACAAAGATTAACTACTTTATTACAAACAGTAGCTAATCCTATGTTAGCACCTTTTATCAAGATACCAAACTTGTTAAAAGAATTAGCTATCTCACAGGATATAGACCCTGACAGTCTTGTTAATGATATGAACCAAGCCCAAATATATTCAACCATGTTAAAAGGAGTAATGCAAAATGTCCAAGGAGAACAACAATCAGGAAGTCCTCAAACGCCTATCCCCGGTGGTGAACAACCCACAGGTATGGGAGCCGCTACAGCAACTGCTGCAGGGCCTCAACCTACAGACCTTACAGGGGCTGGTAACGGCACAATCGGAGTTGGAGGTGTACCGGCTGCAGGGGAGAGCCAGTTTGCTGGCAATGCTCCTGAATTTGAAGAATAATTTTGATAATATGAAAAAGGAAGATAATAAAAAGAAATGAGAATAGAAGACATAGCAAATCCTTTAATTTCAGACCCTGAACAGGTAGGCACTGATAATTTTCAAAAGCTGTTTTCTGCTATTCCACAAACTGCACAACAAGTGGAAACAGATAAGCCTCAAGATTTAACTAGGACTATTTCATTAAATTTAAAGGACATAGGACAGCTAGATTATCAGGAACAACAGGATAAAAAAGATAAAGATAAACCAGACGATGCTGTGTCTACATATTTACAAACCATAGGATTAGCCGGGGGAATAGCAAAAGCACCTGTGAAGTTACAAACTGTAACTCCTAATATAGAATCTTTTAGCACTACTTCTAAACCTGTGCAAGTTGCATCTCTTAGAAGCGTAGGGGCTATGAGTCCTACTGCTGGAGTAGCAACTGGTGTTTCTGATACTGATTTGTTATCTACAGATCAATTTGAAGTTGAGTTACCAAAACCTGAGGAACCTTTAGTTGATCCTGTGGCTGCAGGTGTAGCTTCTGCAACTTTAGATTTAGCCAGCGGCCCTATAGCTGAAGAATTTATAACTGGAGGTTTGAAAAAAATAGGTATAAGTAACAAGCCTATAACTTCAGTTGGAAGTTACAATCTTCCCGGTTACGGTGTTGCTCCACCTCCTTCAAGTGGTTTTGTAGGCCCAATGCCAAAAACACCTACAAGTCCTTACGTAGCTACAACAGCTTCAGGACAGGTATTAGCTACAGGTAGTGCTGCTTTGGGTGCTATAAGTGCTGCTGATGCTTTAAAAGGAGGTATAGACAGTCCTCAAGAAGCCTTTCAATTTGGTGCTGGCACTTTAACTACTTTAGCAGGTTTACAAACAGCTGGTATAATGGGAGGCACTCAATTTGCTGCATTAATGGCAAACCCGTATATAGCAATACCTTTAGCTGCTGCCAGTATACTTATAGGAGCAGGTGTGTTTAACGGTAAAAGTAAACCTCCAATGGGTGGTGTAGAATTTAGATTAGTTGGTGATGATGGTAAACAGTATTCGAATGTACAAGAGGGACAAAATAGAAGAATAAAAGCTGTAAATCCTCATAGTTATAATGGTTTTAATTCTGGAGCATTATTGGCAAAAGCTAATAAAAATGTAGATTATTTATATGCATTTGCAGATGAATTTGGTTTGAAGATAAATGAAAGTGCTTGGTCGAATGCAGCTTTTGGCCCTAATAAATATATGCCTAGAGGTAGGGAAAAACCTTATAGAAGTGCACTTGAGAGAATAGACTCTATGGGAGATGGTTCTAGAAGTCCCGGAGAATGGCTACGACATGCGTTAGAATACGAAGGGCCAAACGGTGAAAGAATAGTAGAAGGTAATATATATAAAGGACTAAGAATAGTTAATGGACAACCTGTAAGAGCTGGCTATAGATCACAAGAAGATTTTCAAAAAGCTGTAGATAAATTTAATAAACAATTTTTTGCATAAGGAGCAAGCATGTTACAATTTTTAGGCCCGATAGCAAACATAGCAGGAACATGGTTGAAGGGTAGACAAAAGAAAGCAGAGATAAAACAAAAGCTAGAAGTAGCAAAGATAGAAGCACAAGTAAAGAGAGTGCAGAGTGATGCAAACTGGGAAGAGAAAGCAATGGACGCATCAGCAGATAGCTGGAAAGACGAGCTCTGGACAATTTGTTTCATCTCCATCATAGTAGCGTGCTTCATTCCTGCTGCACAGCCATATTTATCTGACGGGTTTAGGTTCTTGAGAGAAGACTGCCCTGATTGGTTAAGCTGGGGTATCCTTGCAAGTATCGGTGCTAGTTTCGGTTTGAAATCAATAGGACAATTTAAAAAATGATTACGAAAGATACAAGAAATAAACTAATAGAAAAACTTATATTGCATGAAGGTATGAAGTTAAAAGTGTACGATGATGCAAATGGTAAAGAAATAAGAGCTGGAGACACTTTGGTTGGACATCCTACTATTGGTGTAGGTAGAAACGTAGCTGGAGATGGTCTTGGTATTACAGAAGAAGAGGCAAAGATTTTATTATCTAATGATGTAGACAGAGTGTTAAGAGAAGTAAACCACTGGGGTTTCATGGAAAACTTAAACGAACCCAGAAAAACTGTAATCATAGACATGGTGTTTAACATGGGCTGTTCTAGATTTAATGAACAGGCATGGCCTAAGTTTTTTAAAGCTGTGATGACTGGTAATTATAAAGAAGCTAGCAAACAAATGTTAGACAGCAAATGGGCAGGTCAAGTAAAAACAAGAGCAAACATATTAGCAAAAATGATGGAAACTGGTAAATGGTCGTAAATAATCAACAGATGGAAATGGGCGAAGATAGACCTGTAAATATTAACGAAATGGATTTTGAATTTTTAACAAAAGGAGACCCTGCTACTGACATACAAGATGCTGCGGGTAGGATGTCAGAAAATTTAACTCCTGAAGAACAAAAAGAAATATCAGGTTTAGTTCCTTACGTAGAAAGATTTTTTATATTGTCTCATAAAGCTGAAACAGGAGAGTTTCCTCCCGAACCAGAATTTGCAGCTGATGGTGGTGTTTCAATAGATGATTACAGGTCTATGAGTAATGAAGAACAATTAGCTAATTCTATGGAAGGTAGACAAGTTAATCTAGGTGTAGCTCGTAAATCTTCTTTTGATAAAAGTCCTAGTGGATTGCCTCAACCGATTGCTGTTGAGTCTCCCGAAGTACAAGGGCCTCCAGCACCACAAAAAGAAACTGGAATGCAAGAAGGTGGAGAAGTAGAAGAAGAAGTATCTAAAAAAGATACTGGAGGAAAAGAAACAATACCTGCAGGGCCAGTAGGAGAAGTTGATGTTGCTGGTAAAGACAATTCAGGAGTGGCAGATGATGTGCAAAGTAGAAGTGATGGTTTTGTATTGAGCAAAGGAGCTGTGGTAGCAAATGGTAAAATGTACATTATGGAACTATTAAATGAGGCCATAGAAAGTTTAAAAGAAAAAGGAAAAGAAATAGATATAAATGCGGTGCCACAGAATGCTGAAGAAATATTAGTATCAAATGGAGAGATACTTATACCAGACATCATAGCACAAGAAATAGGATATAAAAGATTAGAAAAAATAAATAAAAGAGGTGAAGAACTAACAGAAAAGCTGATAGCTGAATACGAAGCTGGACAGCAACAACAGCCTCAACCACAGATTAAAGCACCTTTTGAGCAGGCTCCTAAGAAGACTGCTTTCAAGGAAGCTAAACAGAGTTTTAGTTGATGATGACTAAAAGTTCCAGCCACCCGATTTGCCTCGGCACTGGATTTTTAAACCCGTAACCAGCCACCCTCGTAGGAGGCACTGAGAAAGGAATAGTAAAATGGCAAAAGGAAAGACCAATGTACGCAATAAAGCAGAAGCACTTAAAACAGACCCTCGTGGAGATATGTACAAGGGAAAGGATAGAGTAGTTACTGCTGAGGAAGAAGAAACAGAAACTGAGGACACTGACATCAAGGCCATGATGGAAGCCACTCCAGAAGTAGAAGGTTTTATAGATTCCACCCAACCTGAAAAGAAAGAGGAGATAGTTCAGGAAGACGAAGGTAAGTATAAGAAAAGATACGATGATCTTAAAAAGTATTACGATCAGAAGCTGTCCGAATGGAAGCAAGAAAAGGAGACTCTAGAAGCACAAAGAAAAGCTATAGAAGAACCTAGAAATAAATATGCTCCACCAAAGACACCTGAAGAACTTGATAAGTTTAGAGATCAATATCCAGATGTATACCAAGTTGTAGAGACCATATCTCACAATATGGCATCGAAACAAGTTGAAGACCTTCAAGCTGAAATAGGTAGACTCACTGAGAAAGAGAAAAAGATCAAAGTGCAATCTGCTTACAAACAGCTTTTGAACAATCACCCAGATTTCGATGAGATCAAGAAATCATCTGAATTTTTAGAGTGGTTAGAGCAACAGCCCAAAAGCATTTCTGAAGGTATAACAAAGAACAATACCGATCCTGTTTGGGCAAGTAGGACTGTTGATTTGTATAAAGCGGACATAGGTATGAATAGGAAACCGACTTCTGATAAATCTAAACAGGCTGCCAGAGCCGTGACGAAGACTGCTGCAAGGCAGATAAACACTACTGGTAAGACTGGGAAGGTTTGGAAGATGTCTGACATTCAGAAACTCAAGCCATGGGAGTTTGAGAAGTATGAAGCGGAGATTGATCAGGCCGTTAGAACTGGTCAAGTTTTAAACGATTAACTAACCAAATATAAAGGAGAAGAATATGGCTACTATGTCATCCGCTGCCGGATACCAAAACTTACCGGTTGGTAACTGGGCACCAGCGATATACAGTCAAAAAGTTCTCAAGTATTTCCGTAGGGCATCAGTCGTAGAGGCTATTACTAATACTGACTACACTGGGGAAATCGAGAATTATGGCGATACGGTAAATATCATCAAAGAGCCAACTATCACAGTCAAAGACTATGCTAGAGGCCAAACTGTAAATACAGAGAATCTAGACGATAATCAAATTCAATTGACTATCGATCAAGGTAGTTACTTTGCATTTAAAGTAGATGATATTGAAGAAAGACAGTCACATATCAACTTTGAAGCACTAGCAACCTCTTCAGGTGCTTATGCATTAAAGAAGAATTATGACTATAATGTGTTGAAATATATCTATGATAACGCTGTAGCATCTACAGGTACATTAGGAACTCAAAGCACATCAGCTAACACTGGTGATGAAGTTGCTAATCTAGTATCTCAAGCTGCTACTGAATTAGATAAAAATGATGTACCAGAAGAGAACAGATGGCTTGTTGCACCACCTCAGTTTTATGAAGTGTTAAGACAGTCTGGTTCTAAAATTATGGATATGTCTGTAACTGGTGGAGGAGCATCTCCTCTTCTAAACGGTAGAGTTACCGATGGTAAATTGCATAACTTTGATTTATATGTAAGTAATGCAATAGGTGTTGGTACTACTGGTAGTGCAGCCACCCAAGTTTTTGGATCATCTGCTACATCTGGACAAACATTAATCCTATACGGACATATGTCTGGCGTTGCTACTGCATCTCATATCGCAAAGACCGAAGTGATAAGAGACCCAGATAGTTTCTCTGACATTGTGAGAGGACTACATGTTTATGGAAGAAAAGTTCTAAGAGCTGAATCTGACACAGGCTTCAAAGGCGTGTTCAAAGGGCTCATGGACTTAGACTCTTAATTTTAACTTGGAAAGGAAATGACAAATGGGTACACTTAATTTGACAGGTGCCGGAGGCACTACTGGACATCCTTCCAACGGGAGGGTTCCATATTTAGTTGAAAACACTATTGATCTATCTCAAGTCAGAGCCGATACTGGCCCAGACAATGGAGATGTCTTACAAGTGATAGACATACCTGCAGAAACTTTGATCATGGAAGCTGGAATAGAAGTGATAACTGCACTTTCTAGTTCTGCTACTATGGACTTAGGTATTACAGGTGGAGACGTTGACATTTATGTTGACGGTGACACTAATGCTACAGGTTATG